TAATGTATTACATTCACCCCTCCTTTTTCTCTCCCTCCTTCTCTCACTGCCTCTCAACGCATCTCATTTTCTCTCTTTACATTGCTCAAACTTCAACTTTCTCTTACCTCGATTTTCAAATCTGCAAAACTCTCGGTGCTCATTCGGTGCACAAAAGGCCCCGGCAGTCTCCTGCCGGGGCTGTTTTTGTGTCACTCCACGATGCACTCGTAGTACACGCGCGCCTTGTCCGGCACGGCGTCCTTGTCCTCGAGCCACGCCTTGGCGAGATCGAGGTAGAGGTCCGTCCCGGTGCAGCCGTGGTCCATGAGTACCTCGCAAAAATCGCTGTACACCGCATTCATTGCGCACCAAAATTCGATTGGGTCGCAGTCAATGCCGCGCTCGTGCATCATCTTGAGCACATGGTCCGGTGCCCACTTCGCGCCGACCGTGCCGTCGGCGTTTTTCATGCCGCCGACCCACTTCTCGGCCTCCTCCCACGACAGACGCTCGTCATCGTCCTGCTGCTCGAATCCGATATGCCCCATCTCTCGGCGCCCCGGCTCGCGGCTTCGGCCGCCGCCTCTCGGCTCGATGTCGTACCGGCGGCCCATCGGCTCGTCGCGGTATCGGCGATCATAGTCTCCGTCGCTGCGCGGTGCATAGCGGCCGTCATTGTAGCGCTCGCGTCCGCGCCCGTCGCGGAATCGGCCCTCCGGCCGGTCTCTGCGTTCCTCCTCGCCGCTCCCGCGGCGGTAGAACATCATTTTTGTCCTGGCGTCCATATCGTCCCTCCTTATGCCGTCGGCGCCGTGCCGTTGACGCTCGCCAGATTGCTGCTCGGCGCGCAGGCAGCGCGACCCAGCAGCCGAAAACTGCCGCCCGTCGCGGTGGTGTTGAGCACCGTGCTGTACTTTGTCCGCGTGCGGATCGCACAGGCGGTCAACTGTGCGCAGCCGCAGCTTGTCAGCGGATACTGTACTGTCCCGCTGCCGATCGTCACCACGACCGGAGCCGTGATGGTCGCCGTCGTCGGGATCGTCTGCGCCACGACGAGACAGTATTTCTCGCCGTCGTTGTAGCTCCCGGCCGGCAGGTTGATCGTCAGCACGCCGTCCGCAAACGTCACGGCCTGCGAGATCACAAGGCGGCGGCACAGCTTACACACGTTGTTGCATGCCATGGTATATCCTCCTTTGCTCAGGGGCGGCATCTGCCGCCCCGATCTCTCATCCCGTCAGCAGCAGCCGTAGCCCTGCTGGCAGCCTGCGCCGCAGTAAGCAGCGTGCGGGTTCTGGACGAGGTACGTCGGCTGCGGCGTCGAGTTGCCGGTCCGGCGGATCAACTCTGCCGTGTTGGCGTCCATCGCGGCCTTGAGCACGGCGTTCTGCTCGCTCTGCGAGGCGGCCAGACGGAGCGTCTGGTTTTCCTGCTGCAGGGTCGAGATCTTGTCGTTGACCATAAAGTCCAGGATGCTGCGCGTGTTGGCGTTGGCGTTGTCGATCACGTCGCGGGCCGTGCTCTGGATGGTGTTGCGGATGTCGCAGCTCTGCGTCGCGAGGTTGTAGTTGGTGTCGGCAAAGCCGCGCTCCATCAGGCGCTGCGTCTCGCAGCAGCACTGCTGCTGTCTCGCACCGAGGTCGCAGATCTGTCCCTGTACCCCGTTAAAGCCCTGCATCATGCCCATCTGCGTGGCGTTAAAGCCCTGCTGCATCGCGATCTGCCCGTTGAGCATGCCGGTGTTCATCGCATAGAAGCCGTCACACAGGCCGTTCTGGAGCCCGCGGATGCCGCTCTGGATCTCTGCCGTCACAAAGCCGTCGTTGACCGCCTGCCGCGTGTCGATGCCGCTGAGATACGGCACCGCCATACCGGCCCCGTTGTTGCCGTTGTTGCCCCAGTTGTTTCCAAAAATCAGGGCGAACAGGATGATCACGATCCACCAAGATCCGCCGCCAAACATATCGTTGTTGTTGCGGTTGCCGGAGTCAGCGCCCAGCGCATACCCCATGCCAAAATCATCTGCCATTGTTGTTTCCTCCTCAGTTTTTATGATCCCACGGGCCGCGCGCGCCCGGTGAGTCCTTGCTGCGCGGCTTTTGTCAGGATCCGCAAACCGAGTGGATATGCTTACCGACGGAAAGGCAGCCCCAACTGCTGTGCCATCTGCTCTACCGTCGTACCGCGCTCCCGCGCGGCGTTGTCCGCCATCTGGAGAAGCTGGTTATAATTTTTGCCCGCCAGCATCTGCTGCATCTGCTGGAGTTGAGGTCCCGCGCCCATCTGCTGCAGGGCCCCCAGCGGGTTCCGGCCCCGCTGCGCCATCTGGATCATCATCATGAGCGGATTCATTCTGCCGGTTCCTCCTTCTTTTCTGCGGCGATGAGCCGCTCGCTGATGCCGTTAAGCTGCGCCTGCATCTGCTGCAGCATCGTCAGCACCGGGTCTGTCGCGGTCTGTGTGCCGTTCTGCGCGGGCTGCGGAGGCGGCGCTGGAATATACTCCCCGAAGCGTGCAGCGCCCGCCGCAGCGTCCCAGCGCTTGGTGTAGATGCGGTTGTTTTGGATGTCCGCAAACACCATCAGGCTGCCGGAAAAGTCCACCGGCGTCGAGCTTGCCTCCTCGCGGCTCGATACCATCCTGCACATCGGCCCCTGCGGCTGCAGCGGCTGCTGCCCGTACCCGCCGTATACCGGCGGCATCACCTGATTGTACCCGGTCTGATAGGGATATGCCATTGTCTCCGCCTCCTGTCTTTGATGGCTATATCATACCGTCTCAGCCTCTGCGCTGTGCCCGTTTCCGTCGCGTCTGTGCCCGCAATGTGTGCAGCCGCCGCTCGATCCCCTGCATCCGGCGGGACACCGTGCTCCGCGTCATCCCCTGCCCGAATTTGTCCTCCATTTCAAACGCAATGTCGAGCTGCGCCACCTGATCGATCAGGCACCGCCGCGCGATGTAGCTGTCCTCCTCCCCGAGGTTCGCCGCCCGGATCAGTGCCTCGACCTCCTCACGCCGCATCCCGGCCGTGCAGCTCCCCGCCTGCATCCTGCCCTTTGACATAGTTCCCCCTCCTGTGCATAAAAATGGGAGAGGGCTTTCGCCCTCCCCCGCTGTGCGGTATTTTGTTTTCAGTCAAACGCTCCTGCGGCGCTGTAAAACTCCGCCCCGAAATAGCTCGAAAATGGGTTTTTCTTGCCTTCCTTGCCGTTCGTGACCATCTGCCAGAGGTACGCCGCCTCCTGTACGCTGAGGCCCAGCGTCGCGATGTACTTCCCGGCCTCCTCCTGCGAGACGCCGCCGCTGCCGTCCGCGTCTGCGTTCTGCAGCACGTCCGTGTAGCGCCGCATCGGGATGCCGTATTTCAACCCGGTCATGACGAGCTTCGCTGTCTTCTGCTTTTCGCTCTTGTCGTAGCTCGCAAGGACCTTTGCCTTGATCGCCTCGCTCGCGTTGGTCGCCGTGACGGCCGCCTTCTTGACTACGCCGGTTCCCGGCACGGCCAGTACGTCATTTGCCTGCTCCCACGTCATTCCGGCTTTTTGCAGCGCCTCCGCCTCTGCCTCCTTGCTCTCCGAGGCTACCGTGTTGATATAGGCACTCTGCTCTGCCTGGTCGCTCCATCCCATGGACTCGATGAGATCCAGCGTCCGCTTGTTTTTTAGGCCGCTCTCCTCGTCGCCGTCCTCGTTGATGCTGTCCAGCTCGCTGTAGAGCGCGCGGAAAACGATGTACTCGTCCAGCGGCACGCCGTCTTTCACGGCCTGCTGCCCGCCGAGGATCCATGTGTCCGGCACTTTCTTCGGCTCGATCTCGTATGCCGCCAGCGCGGAGGCATAGGACGTCAGCTTCTGGATGAGCGCGCCGCGCTCCTTCTCGGTCCCGCTCTGGTACTCGTCGGACTGCATCAGATCCCCGACGCTCCCGTACACGATCCCGGTCCATGTCTTTCGATACTGCTTCTTCTGCGCATCCGTGAGCTGCAGCGTCTGCTCCGTGTCGTCTTCCATCCATTTCAGCTCGTCCGGTGCATCCGACGGGACGGCCCACGTCCATCCCTTTTCGTTCGCCAGCTCCAGCGCTCGGGCATTTTTCAGGCCCGTCCTGCTGGTACCGCTCGCGTCGTCGGAATCCATCTCGCTGAGCATCGTGTGCCACTGGATATAATCCGCGATCTTGACGCCCTCTCCGCTGAGCGTTCTGGCATCATCGATCCACCCGTCTGCCGTTTTCTCCGGTACGACCTTCTCGGCCGAAAGCCCGTTTGCATAGGTATACAGGTTGTTGAGCATTTTTGTCTTGGTCTTGTCGTCCGCCTCGTTGTAGAGGTCAGACTTCAGCAGTGCCCCGACCGCTCCGGAGACGATCTTGCTCCACTCCTTCTTGTACGTCTGCTTCTGGCTGTAGTCAAGCTGTTCTGTCGCCTCCTCGCCGTTGTCATCGGTGTACTTGATGGCGTTCGGCACGGCTGCCGGGAGCGCCCCAGTCCCGCCTGCAAGGTAGAGCCTTGTCAGTTCCTCCTTGTCCTCGTCGCTCATGTCCTCGGTGCGGTTGTCGAGCAGCACGCCGATGTCCGCCTTGATGTCCAGCACGGACGACTTGGAGAGCGCGTTCCGGTCGACCTCGTCCCAGATGTTGTCGTACTCTGCCATGAGTTCCGGCGCGACCCATCTCGGCAGGACCTGCACATACTTTTCGACGTTTTTGAGCGGCAGGCCCATGACCGTGGATGCCTCCAGCGCCAGATCCTTCAGCGCGCCTGGCGCAAGCTCCCATTTGCCGTTCTTGAGGATCTTCGCTGCGCTGATCGCGCTCTCGGCAGTGTCGGTCAGCAGCTGCAGCGCGTTGACGTCCGGGCCGTACCACGTCTCATCAAAGGCGATGGACTCCACAAGGCCCACCAGCTCCTCACCGGCGATGGAGATGCCTGCAAGGCCCTCTATCATGCCGAGCCCGAGCTGCTTCGCGACCTCGCCCCAGTTCAGGCCGTCCTCGTCCCACAGCTCATCTCTCCGCCGCAGCGCATTGATCATGACGCTGATGGAGGCTGACACAAACTGCGATGCGATCACGGCCGCGCCGGACCTTGCCAGCTGCTTCCGCGCTGCGATCATCGCCCTGCGGTTCTCGGCCGTCTTGTTCTGCAGGTAGGCCGCTCTCGCCGCCTGGTACTTGCCCTGCCCCTCACGGAGCAGGTTGAAACTCTGGAAAGCGTCCGCGCGGAACATCGTCATAAATCGGCTGATGTTGTTCGGATTCGCGCGGGCGACGGCCGCACGCTCCAGAATGCTCGAGTTGGACTGCGTGTCCAGCACGACCTTGTTAAACAGCGTCGCGACCTTCGTCCAGTAGGCATCCGTCCCGCTGTTGATCTCCTCGGACGTGCCCGGCGTCAGTCCTGTCGTGCGGCTCACGTTCCGTTCGCAGGCCAGCATCAGGCGGCGCGTGATAAAGCTGTCCATTGCCTGCGCCCAGTTGTAGCCGAGCGGCAGCTTCGTCACGAGCGCCTCGTTCGTAGTCAGGTCGTGCAGCTCCTGCGTCGCGTTGCCCTGATTGCGGTACCAGTAGACGGAGCTGTACTGTCCGAGCGTGTCCGTGCTGACCTTGCCCTTCATGCCCCGCAGCAGGCCCGCTGCAAGATCGCCGGGGCTGAGATATGCCATGGCTGTTGCATAGCTGCTCCACTGCTTGAGCATGGAGCTCGGGTTAAACGAGATCACCGCGCTCGCATACTGGCCGCGCAGCCAGCCGAAGAACCCGGAAAACGCGTCCATGTCCTTCCCGCTGCGCTGGAGGTCCCCGACGAGCTTTTCGATGTAGTTGATGGAGCTTTTACCCCACTTCCCGGCGATCACATTCCGCACGCTTTCTGCGCTCTGCGTGCGGATCGCGCCACCGCCCTCCTTGCTGCGGTCTCGTCCGAGCAGCCTGTCCGTCTGCGACAGCCGGACCTTCCCGGCGTTTTCGTAGTAGGTGCTGTTCATAACGGCGTTCAGGTCGCGGATCGGCAGCGCCAGGCCGTAGTATTTGCTGACGGATTCCACGCTCCGCTGGAACGTCTGCGAGGCGTCCTGCAGCAATACAGGGTTCGCGCCCTTCCCGGTTCTCTGCTTCAGAAACCCGAGCCCGGTCAGCGAAATGTCGTTGCGCACCTGATCATTGTCCTGCACGGTAAACGCGCGGTCGGATTCGATCGGGAAATAGTTTTTGACCATGGCCCTCTCGTAGCCATCCATGATCATGGATACCTCGTTGATCGCGTTTTTGGCCTGCCCGTCAAAATACTTGCTCAGGATCGCGGCAAACTGGATCTCCTGCGCCGTTGCGCCTCGCACGATATCCCGCACAGCCTGCGGCGTCAGCGTCACAACGTCTCCGCGCGCATATGCCTCCGAGATGTTGCCCTTCTTGTAGAGCGCACGGTTCGGCACGCGCATACCGCCCTCGGCGATATGCCGCAGGTTGTCCTCGTTTTTGCTGTGCATGATCAGGGAGACGCGCATCATCGGGGTCATGGTCAGCTCATTGATCGCGCTCGCCGTCCCGTCCTTAATGACGGCCGCGCCGCGCGGCGTGTCGACTGTGATCCACTGCGCATCCTTTCCGGTTGCGCTCTCGACCCATTTCTTGTTTGCCTTGTCCGCGAGGAATCCGTTAAAGAGGCCCTGCGCCCGCATCTCATACAGGCGGCGTTTTTCCTCCCCGCGTTCCAGCCCGTGCAGCAGCTCGGCTGTCGCGCCGTCTTCCTTCCAGCCTCCCAGTTCCAGGAAAAATCGCTTCGCGTCGGTCTGCATCAGGACAAAGTCTCTGGCCTTGCCTGCGTTGCTCCCCTTCGCGGCCTTTACTTCCTTTCGGACGTTCTCGGCCATTTCAGACACTGTCTCGCGGCGCACGGTCGCGAGCATCTGATTCCGATTGCGGATCTGCGTTGCTACCGCCGTGATGTCCTGCGCAAGCTGCCGCACCTCGTCCATGTCGTCCATGTTGTCGATGCGCTTCTTGTCCAGTCTGGCCAGCCGGTCCTCTACGTCCTTATCGCGGATAAAATTCTCGCCCATGGCTTCCATGGCCTGCCGGTAGCTCAGCGCAAGCTCCTGCAGATTCTCGATACCGTCCGGCGTGATGCTTCTTGCCACGAGATCGATGTTGCCGATGACCTTCTGGATCGCGGTCCGCTGCTCCGCAGATGATTTGTTCGCCATGCGGCTCAGCTGCTTTGCGCTCTTGAGTAGCTTCTCGCGGGCGAGGCTCTCCATCTGCTGCTCCGTCCGGCTGCGCAGTCGGTTCTCGAAATACTGCTGCTGCGCCTGCAGGGACTTTGCCGACCGGGCCGCGAGCTTGACCTCGATGTTTGCCTTCTCACCAAACCGCTGCAGCTGGTCGTCCAGCACTTTCCCCAGCTCCTCGACCTTCTCGCGCATGCTCCAGCTGTAGTCGTCTGCATTCTGCCGGATCATGTCGCCGATGGTCATCTGCTTCCCGTAGCCTTCCGACGCCAGGTTCACGATGTCGCGCAGCTGCTGCTGCAGGCTGCGGGTCGTGTCAAACATCTGCCCGAATTCCTTCTGCAGCTCCGCTGTCCAGCTCTGGATGCTGCGGTATCCGTCCTTGTAGGTAAAATAGATCCCGCTGTCATACGCGCTTTCCTTGATGTCGGCCCACTCCTCGCCGAACGCGGTTCGTACCTCGTCTGGCACTTGGATCCACTTTTCGCGCAGCCGCTGGCTGATCTCGCTTTCCCGGTTGTCTAGCATCTCCCGCTCCGTTCCCAGCTCGATCAGCGTGTCGAGCATCTTGTTGCGCAGTTCGTTTGTGATGGGGCCTTTCTGTCCCTCCTGATAGGCCTGCTCGGCAAGCTCTCGGATCTGGATCGTCGCCTGTGTGCGGTTTGCCTCCGGGACGTTAAAGCTCTCGATCAGCGCGTTCGTCAGGTCTCTCGTGGCCTGACGGGGCTTTTCCTTCAGGATCGCCTCTTTGGCTGCCTGATCCTGCTGGCGCTTTTTCTCCTCGCGGGCGGCGGTCTTCTTCTCCTGCAGTTCGTTTTTGTAATCGAGGAGTTCCTGTCGGAGGCCCGTGATGCGCTCCTCGCTCTGCTCTGCCATCTCGCTGGTGAGCGTCCCACCCTGCTTCGCCTGCCGGAGCGCCGCCCGCTCAATGTCGATCTGCTTCTGCAGCTTGTCGACCTTGCGCTGGAGCTTCGCTTCCGGCGTCTTCCGGGCCTCTGCGCGGCGCTGCTTTTCTGCCTCTCGCTTTGCCGCTGCGCGCTTGTTCTGCTCGGACTTGATCATCTGCAGCATGTCTCCGAGGCGCTGGTTGCGGCTCTCAGCGTATTTCTGCACGCCCTCTGTCACGGCCTCGGCCGCCTCATTGACTCGCAGGCCCTCCGACTCTGCCGTCATGCCCTGCTTGACCCGCTCGGCCTGCTTTTTCAGGGCTGCGTCGCTCATCTTGCTGATGGACTGTGCCAGCTCACCCTTTCCCTTTTTCAGGTACTCCTGCAGCTCTGCTTCCGCCTGTGCCTTGAGCGCGTCGCTGCGTGTCGCAGCCTCGGCCCCCTGCACCTGCTGATTAAGTTCATTTAGGTCGTCCGATACCGAGAAACTCGTCTTCTTCTCCAGCGCTTTTCGGAATGCTGCTGCGATATCGCTCTCGACCGGTCCGCTTCCCGAAACTTTTTTATCGTATTCCCCGGATTCCCACTTGACATCTGCGAGAAAGTTTTGTATATTAGTCTGGAAGTCAGAGCTTTGCATGGTTCCCTGGGAATTGGACCCTTGGTTCCCAGCATTTAAGCTCTGGCTTCTTTTTTTATCCAAAAACAAGAGCTTTCCAGTTGCTGCGGCGGTTTCAATGTCGTTTGCTACTTTATCGCGTTCGTACGCTGTTATTACTTTGTTTACATCGAGTAGTTTGTTTTTGTATTTTCCTCTAGTTTCAATTTCTTCAACTACTACCGCCGTCCCGCCATTGATTTCTTTGTCTGTTACAAGCACTAGGCGGTTGCGGCGGCTTCCTTTTTCTCCCGGCTTGGAAACAAAAGCCGCCACTGGATTTTCCGATTTTTCAAGGATTTCGAGCAGCCCATCCGCTCCTAGCCCGTGATAGTTTGTGTTTTTGTTGTATCGGTCATCCATCTTGGCCCGCTCTTCGGTAACCATTGCGGCGTACGCTTTGCTCGCGGGCATTGTGACCTTTGCCGCATCGACACCGATCTCCCGTGTCAAAAAGTCCGATGTTTCCCCGATATAGATTTCGTCAGCTCCGCGATACCTGTTTTCTGCTACGCGCCGAAGTTTGTCGAGCAGTCCATCTGCAATAGACAGTTTCCCGTTCTGCTCCTCCTGCACGTTCTGCGCCGTCTGGCCCCTTGTCCGGAGCGTCTCGATCTCCCCGCTGTTTTCCAGCGTTTTCTGCGCGGAGCGGATGCGCCGCTGCCCTCTGCGGATCCCCGCGTAGGCATCCGCAAAGGCCTCCTCCATGTACCGGACCGCAAGCTCGTTTTCCTGTTCCTCCGTCATGTCCTCGGTAAACTCGCCGTAAATGCCGTCGTATGCTTCGGCATAGTCAATCGCCATGCGCAGCATTTCCTCGCGGCCGTACTCCTGCATGAGCCGGTCGGCAAGGCGCTGCAGCAGCCCCGGCTGCGCCTCCACCGCGTCGTGGAAATCCTCGTGGCGGTAGATGCGCTCCATGTCCCGTCGGCCGTCGACCTGCAAATAGATCTGCGTCCTTCCGTTGTCGCCCGTCTGGCGCACGCCTTCCACGCGCACAGTCCGGTCCCCGGACTCGACCGTGATCGCGCCGGAGACAAACGTGACGTCCTGTCCCTTTGCCGCCGCTTCCACGACGATGCGGTTCATTTTTTCGACGAGCGCCGCATCTTCCGCCCGCGCCGTGTCGATCTCGCTCGGAATGACGACGTGGATGTTTTTCTCTGCTGTGCCGCCCTTTACTCCGATTTCCCTTGCGCTGACAGCCTCTCGACCGCCGCTAATATCCGCTCGGCCGTTTTGCGTCTGCGTTCCTGCGCCTCCGGCGACTGGTCCTCCTGCGCCTTCTTCCACTGCTCCAGCTTGCTCTCCGGTACCCAGACCTGCATCCCGTTGCGCGCCGTCATCAAAAATTTCCGTTCTGCCATTGTTGTCAATCCCTTCTGTCGTGTTTTGAGCGGCCTGCTGCGCAGTGCTCGCCTCCGGCGCAGAGCGCACGATCTCCTGCAGCTGGATCTGGCGGTTCATGTAACTGCCGGGATCCGTCGCAGTTCCCTCCCGCACTTCTTCTTCGAGCTGCTGCATCACGAGCTGCGCCTGCTGCCCGAGCTCATAGGTGCTGTTCTCGCCGCGGTTCCATTCGGCGATCAGTCGGTCGGCCTCCTGCTCCGCTGCGGTCATGGCATCCTCAACATTGTTGTTCTCCGCCTGTACCGTTTCGGCCCGCTGCGTCTGGCTCTGTACCTGCTGCGCCGTGCTATTCTGCCCGGCCTGCCACTCCTTCAGGCTGATTTTATCGCCGTTCTCCGTGGACGTCAAGACCTCATCGACCGTCAACTTGCCTTTTGCGATCCGGTCCATGGTCTTTTCATCCACGCCGAGGGCGCGGATGCCCTCGCGGAACTCCTTGTAGCTCATCGGGTCTCCGGCCTGCAGGCGGCTCTCCAGCACGTCCGCAAATTCCGCAACGTCCGTCCCTTCGGCAAACACATTCTTCGCGTCGGACACCCATTCCAGCTGCGCCTCGAACGGCGTGAATGCGATGTTCCGCTTCGCTTCGGCGAACGAGCCGCGGCTCTCCATCACGCCCGTCGTAATGAGCGTGGAGAGGGTCGTTTCGATGAATTCGTCCCAACCCGGCATTTCTGCCTCCTTGCCGGTGACGTAGTTGATAAACAGCGGCTCCAGATAGTTCTGCGTGTTTTCTTCGATGATCTCGTCGATCGAGCCTCCGATCAGGCTGCCCGCAAAGCGGAAGGCCACGCGCGCATAGCCGCGGCCCAGCCCGGAGATCGCCTCCTGCACGAAGTCGCCGATGCCGCTGCCCATGCTGAATCGGCTGATACCGCCGATGAGATACTCCAGCCCTGCCTCGCTCGCACCGACGAGCGTCGAATAGGTCGACGCCTGCGCCTTGGTCATGCCCTGCTGCATGGCCTCGGTGTAGGCGTTTCCTTTTGCACCTGCAAACATGCTCGCCACGCCGGCCGCCTTGCCAGCCGCCTGCGCTGCTTCCGCGCTCAGTCCGACTGCGCCCCCGATGCCCTGCGTCGCCGCAGAGATCGCGACCATCGGCAGCATGTTGCCGATGCTGTTTGCCGCGCTGTAGAGGATCCTCTCGCCGTGGCTCGCGTTGGCGTTGATGATGTTTTCGGCGTAGTCCTCACCATAGAGCGGCAGCTGCTCGTCTGTGAACAATTGTTCGATGCCGCGTCCAAAGCGTCGCACGCCCTGGCTGAGCGAGAACATCGTCCGCTCGAACGTGTTGTCGAGCCCGGCCGCCTTTTCCGTGCCGCGCCGCAGCTCCAGCGTGTCGGACAGCATGTCGTAATACTGCTCCGCCGCCTTTTCGCCCTGCGTGTTGTAGAGGTAGGTAAAGATCTTTACCTCCTCGTCCGTCATAAACGTTTCCGAGCCTCGGGTCTCAAAATACGGCGAATGGTTAATTCCTCCGTAGATGGCCGTCGCGCGACTCATTTGCGGCCGGTTCTCCTCGTTGCCGAGCTCCAGCACCTTCGGGTCTGCCTCCGACTTCTGCGCGAAATCCGGCTTTTTGACGATGTCGGCCTCTGTCTTTTGGACTTGATACACCTTGGCATATCCCAGCTCCCGCGCAAGCTCGAGCGCCTTGCTGCTCTCCTCCTGTGCGAGCTTGTCCCACTGGTCAGCGGACCGCGTCAGATAGGAGCCGAATCTGGTCTCATCCTCGCGGTCCTTCCCGGTCGCAGTGGTACTGCTGGCTTCCCTCTGCGCATCTCCGGTCTCCCGCAGATGCAGTGCCTTCTGGCGGTATTCCTCCGCGCGCTCCCGCGTGGTGTCATACTCCCGCTGCACCTTGTCGACGCTGCGGCCGCTCAAAAACTTTGCCCGATACCTTCCGGCCTCCGCAAAATCCAGCGGGGCCGTCGTGTTGACCGCCACATGCCGCTCCGCTTTCCCGCGGGCATCCTTTCGCACCTGCTTATAGGCGCTCTTCACCGCCGTGCTGTTGATCTGGCCAGCCTTGGCCTTTGCCTTTTCAACTGTTTCCGCCCTGACCCGTGCAAGATATTCTTTCCCGATCACCCGCCGCGTCTCTTCCCGCTGCGGGTATCCTCCCTGCGTCCCATTTTCGAGCCTTCTCAGGGCTGCACCTGGAACATACTGCCTGATCGTCTGGTTAGCTTTGTTTATGATATTGTCGATCTGTTGGTCTGCTCTCTCTACGATAATATCTGCCTGCCGCTTCTCGCCCTTCTTCTTCGCTTCTTCGGCTCTCTTCTGGCGGGCAAGATACTCTTTCCCGATAATTCTCGCCATATACTATCTCCTGTATCAGTGCTCGCCGAACTCCATCAGCAGCCTATTGTACTCCTCCGTTGTCAATTGATTGGCGTCATATGCTGCATCCATTACAGCGATCAGCGAATTCTTTGCTCGCTCGGCTTCTTCTTTGGTCTTTGCATATCGCAGAGTCCTCTGGATGTCAAGATAATACTTCCTTGCCGTCGTGCTCATTTGATTCAGGTCTTTCAGGTACGGCGTGTCCTCATCCACTCCGCCCGTCACGCCGCTCCCGCTTCCCGACCCGCCCCCGCTGCCGGAGCTGTACGATCCTCCGCCGGAAGATCCTCCGGAGCCTCCGCTGTACCCGCCGCTCTGCGCCTGCACGCCCGCGAGGATGCGCTTCGCATCCTCGCCGCTGATCCCGGCCTGTGCCAGCATCTCCGCGCTCGGCATCTGGCCCAGCTGCAGCATCGTCATTGCGAGGTTATAGGCGTTCTGGCGCTGCTGCTCGTTCTGGCTGTACTTGTCCAGCTCCTGCTGGTATCTCCACTGCTCGCGCTGCCAGTCGGCGTCCTGCTGCGCCCGCATCTTCTGCCAGTTCTGATACGACTGGTCCGTCGTCGGCGTGCCCACGCCCACGCCAAGCACGCTCGACACCTGATCGTCCGCATATCCGAGCTGCTGCCAGCGGTTGAGCGCCTCGTTGATGCGCAGGCTGTAGTCGCTCTGCGCGGCGCTGCCCGCGTTCATCAGGGCCGAGAGGTAGTTGTACTGATCCTGCCGGGCCGTCTGCTTTTCGTTGTACCAGCGGTTGTATGCCTGCTGCTCCAGCTCCGGGACCTTGTCGGCCAGCTGCGCCTTGTAGTTGTCAGCCGCCTGACTGGCCGCCGCAATGGCCTGCGTGGAGGCAAGGCCGCCCGTCTGCTTGGCGTAGGCTCCCAGCGTGTCGCGCATCGTCCGGTCGCCCTCGCGCAGGTAGGTCTTGCGGTACTCCTGCATGGCCGTGTCGTTTTCGGGGTCCCACTTATAGGCCCCGCCGCTGTTCTCCTGCAGGCGCTTGATCGCGGCGTCCAGCTCCTCCTGATAGGGGTTCTTCCAGCCGGTGTTTGCTCCGGCCCCCTGCAGGTAATTTGCGTACTGGTTGGTCTGCGCCCACTGGTTCAGTCCTTCGCCCGCGATCTTTTCATTGCGCATCTGCTCATAGATCGCTGCCTGTGCGTAGTTGCCCTTCGCGGCCGCGTCATCCATCAGCTTTTTGTAGTCCGTATCCTTGTTATATCCGTACTGCATGGCCCCTCCTTACTGCATGCCCTGCTGCATACCCATCTGCTGCTGCATGGCCTGCTGCGACTGCATGGCCATCGCCTGCGCCTGCTGCTGTGCAGCCTGCTCCTCCAGCAGCTTCTTGATTGTCCCCGCGCCGGGGTAATTCTGCATTTCCATCTGCGCCCAGTAGCGGATCAGCGTCTGCGGCTCGCTCGGGTTGCCGTAAGCGCCGCTCTGCAGGTGCTGCGTGATCTCCTGCCACATGGCCTCGCGGTTCGCGGCAAGCCCGGATGCGTTGTCGCAGCTGAAGCGAAACTGATCGTTCCAGTAGAGCTCCCCCGCCTCGTCGCACTCCAGAAACGCCCACGAGTTCCATTCCGTGTCCATCTCATTTTTCCCGTGCATCTTTCGCCGCTCCTCGCAGTATGCGAGCTTGTTTCGAAAGAGCCGCTCGAAGATTTCGGCCCACGCGGCCTTCTTCATGATTTTCTTGCTTTCGATTCGGCCGGCTGCCTGCGCGGCGGAGAACTCCTTGGCCTTGCCGGACGTCGCCGTCGTGTCCGTGCGGCCCTGGAACGAGTCCGTGATGCCGAGGATCCGGCGGCTCTCCTCGTAGACGTGATTGAGGTATGCATACGGCCACTCGAGGTCGCCGGTAAAATCAAACTGCTTGACCTGCGCCAGATCGGACTGCGGCATGTACCACAGCTCCTGATCCTGCCCGTCCATGCGGAGGCCGGGATTGTCCGGCATCGCGATCTTCGTGCCCCACTTGCTGATGCGCGTGATCATCTTCCGGCTCAGGTGATTCACCGTGTTCTGCTGATCTTTGATCTTGTCGCAGTCGCTCTCGCCCAGGAACGTTCCCCATGCGGTCACATTCCGCTGCAGCACGACAGGGTAGATGTTCGGGCGATAGTACGGCACCCAGTATTCCGTGTCTGCCTGCGTCTGCGTGTTGTACGGAGGCAGCGTCTCAGGCCCCAGAATCGTCTCTGCGCCGCTTTCTGCCTCCGGCGTCAAACTACCCGCTGCGCCCGCGACTGTCTCGTCCGGCGTAAACTCCGGCTCTGCCGCAGCCGGTTCCGGTGCAGCCATCCCCTGCAGGCGGTTCAGCACGTCCTCGCGGACGCCCTTCTCGCGCAGGTCGGCGATGGTCATCCAGCGTCCTTCCTCGTCCGTCTCCTCCCAGCTGCGCGCGCCGCAGTAGGCGCAGGCGTCCTTTCTCCGCCGCTCCGGCGGCAGCCCCTGCGGATACTCACCGTTTACGGTCGGGCCGACCATCTTCCAGTTTGCCGAGTCCGCCTCGGTCTGCCCGCACTTCTTGCAGCGGCGCAGGCGGCGGCTCTGGCAGTCCTCCAGCTCCTCGCAGACCGTGTCGCCCACCCAGACGATGCGTCCGACGCCGCCGTGCTCGTTTCGGTAGTAGGCCGTCTCCAGCGTGACGAGGTCCTCGGCCGTGCTGGCCTCCTCGCCGCGCAGGCTGGCGTCCTCCTCCGTCTCGTCCGAGACGTCCACGCCGTACCGGCGCTTGACGTAGCCCTTGGTCTGCGGCATGCGGATAAACATGTAGTCCATGTCCTCCGGCTCCTCTACGCCGTCCTGCGGGATGTAGCGCTTGGGATGCAGCACTGTGATGCTGTTTTCGCCGACGGTCGTGTGCGTCCGCTGCGCGCTGTCCCACTCCACGAGATACAGCACGCCGCCCTGCACCTTGCAGGTGCGCTCTGCGCGGTCGTTGATGCGCTCCGCCGGCAGCCGGTCGAGCTCGTCCAGGAGCATGGCCTCGATCATCTTGCCGAGCAGGTTGTCCTGCTGTCGGCTCGGCGTTACCTTTCCGGTCGGCATACTGTTGTCGATCTCCGATTCGATGTTCTCCGACGTGATGTTCCATACATGTGGAGTTTCCGTCGGCTCGTCGATCCCGTTTTCGATCAGCGGCCGCAGCGCGTGGCCGCCCTTGTACTGCACCTCGCGTGCGTCCATCTTGTCAAGCTCCCCGGCGTAGGCCTGCAGGTTGCGGTCCAGCTTGTCCTGCCACTTGTGCAGGACCTTTTTTGCGTTGTCCATGTGTCCTCCTTAATGCAGCGCGCTTCCGGCGTAGTATTCAATGGCGAGGCTGTGCAGCGCCCACTCTCCCGTCGCCTCGATGCGGACCCGGAAATGGTCGCACCGGTGCGGCACGACCGGCAGGTAATAGCTCCGCTTGCCCGCTGCGGTCAGCGTCGCCACGCTTTTCCACGTCCCGCTGCTGTCGTACTGGATCTTGACGGTCACGCTCGCGCCCGTCAGGCTCAGCCGCAGCAGCAGCTTGCTCACGGCTTTCCGGTTTGGCGACTCCATCGTAAAGTCCGCAAACTCCACAAAGCTCGCCACGGCCGCCGTGTTTTCTGCCCACTGGCCGCCCGGCCCCTTGAGCGTCGTCAGCGCCTTTCCTGTCGTCATTGCGATGATGGACGGCAGCAGCGTCTCCGCGCCCTCTATCAGCGCCATGCTGTCGATGTTGGGGCTGTCCTCCACGGTCCAGATGCCGCGCAGCCCGTCGTAATGGTATAGCCTCTGCGGGGCCGCGCCCGGCTTTTTGAGCTGGATGTAGTAGTCCGTTCCGTCGCTCTGTGCGAGGCCGCCGCTGTACTTACCCGGCCCAAAGACCTGCTGCAGGTCCTGCGGGTAATCCCCGTCGTAGGCCATCATGCCCTGCGGAGAGTAGTAAAACAGCAGTCCGCCCGCTGCGCCGAGGCTGTTCTGCATGCCGTGCGCTACGCCCGGTGCGAGGATCTCGCTCGTCTGGAATGTCGTGGCGCCCGCGCCGTAGATCCGCAGGATGTATCCCTCGCGGAAAAACGTGGGGTAATGCCAGCCGATGCCGCCCGTGATCTCGCCGCGGGTCTGCAGCTCCACGTACCAGCTGTCCGTGCTCAGCCCGTCAAAGACGTAAAAGTTCGTCGGGTCTCCGAGTGCGCTGGCAAAGATCTCCTTCTTTTCCGCGCCCCACAGGCGGTTTTCGAACTCAAAGCACACGTCCATGTCCGGCACGCTGCGCCGCAGCGTGATCGTCCCCGTCTCGCTGTACGAGGTCTGCTTCTCGCCGCTGGCGCTTAGCGGGATCTTAAAGCAATAATCGGAAAAGGCAATGCTCTTTGAACCGATCTCGCGGATGATCGCGATCTTGTTATTGTCCGGCTCCGTGGTCAGGCCGTCGATCTCCACGGCGTCTCCGGCCTGAAATCCCGCCTTTGCAAAATCGGCCGATGCCGGGGAATTGATCGTCAGCGTATTGGCCGTGGCGGCGGCTCCGTAGATCGTCCCGTCCGAGATCGTGATCTTGGTCGCCGTCAGCTCCGCCTCCATGCTCACGACCCACGCACCCATGCTGCTGTCCCACTCGTCGCCGGTCCACACAAAGAGCGACCATTTCGGGTCCTGCGGATCGTTATTGGTGTTGATGACGTATGCCGTTCCCTTTTCGGCGCTCGTCGGCAGGGCTGCCGGATTGTCTGCCTTCCCCGTGACGGTGTATTTTGCCTGCACCAGCTTTTTCGCGGGCATCAGCACGATGCGGTCCCCGAAGCGCACAAACTTTGTCTCGCCTGTCCCGACGTATGCGACCTTGAGGTTGAGCAGCGCCCACTTGTAGCACAGCCAGCCGTCCGCATCGACGTACCACATCGCGTGGTTGTCAAAAAACATCTCCGTTGCGCCGGTCAGCGTTCCGCCGTTCCGGCGCTTATCGCGAGAGCGCAGCAGGGGATAGTCCCGCGCGCTCATATTTTCCATGTCATAAATCTCGCCGTCTCCGGCGTTCGGGTGGTGCCGCAGGCCGCCGAACTGCACCTGCTGCGACCGCGTGATCCCGGAGCTGTAGGCCATGCCCGGCAGTCTACCCATTCTGTCTCCCCCGTTCCAGCCGCTTTTTCGCGGCCTGCATCTTTCGCTCCGCCATGGCTGCCCGGTCGCCGGTGATCGCGTCCATTTCGTTTTCGACCTGCCAAAATAGATGTTCGAGGCCCGCCATCAGTTTGCGGTGCCAGCGGTTGAGCGCGGCCGTGTCAGCCGCGGCGTTGCCGGTCAGCTCCGGCGGCTCTCCCGCCAGCTGTCGGATATTTTGCAGCATATTTCCCTCCTATCTCAGAATGGGTTGCCCCATTTGCCGATCAGATAGGCCCGCTCCGTGGCGTCGGCCGATCTGTAGTCCTCCCATTGATCCTTGTCCCATTTGACGCGCTTGTGCCGCGTCTCCACGGTCGCCCGCTGCTGCTGGCGCACATAGTATGTGATCGCCAGCGCCATCACGCAGTCGTCGTGCGCGCCCTCGACCGCCTCCGGCCGTCCCTTGCTGTTGCGGGCAAAGGTCAGCATCTCGTTGAGGCAATCCTCGTCGTCGATCAGCTCCGGATGCTCACGCATGATCCCCTGCAGCTCCGCGATGATGACCGGCCGCGTCAGACGGTCCGTCTTAAAGCCGAGCGCCTCGCGCACCACATGCGTCAGGCTATCCTCGACCTGCCGCACGAACTGCCGCGGATACCGCAGCCGTGAAAGCTCCTTGATCGGATGCGTCGAAAAGTTGGCCTCGATGCCAACGAGGGCCTGATTGTACCACATGCCGAGGCACCATACCTCACGGGCAAACAGATCCTCGTCGGTCCTCGTGCGGTACTTTGCCACGAGCCGCCCCGTGCTGTTATCGATGACGCAGGCGACAAACCAGTCCGAGCCTTCTCCCGCCGTGTCTGCGCCGATGACGTAAGGGTGTCCCGCCTTTGGCTCCTCCCAGACGAGCGTCTCGCCGTCTTCCGCGTCCGTAAACGCTGCGTCCGTGATCGCGGTCTCGTCGTAGCGGTAGGCAAATCTCCCGCGCCGGATCGGCTTTTTGCAGTGCAGCAGCCGATCCATCAGGATGGCGCGCCAGAAGATCGTCTGACTCAGCACGCCCCACTGCCCGAGGCAGTATACCTGATAATAATACGGGTCCGTCTCGCGGAATGCCTCCAGCGTCAGGCGGTCCTCCTCCGGCAGAAAGCGGTTGTCCTTGTACGTCGTCCGGCTCGTCACCACGCGGGCGTCCTTGCGATCGAAAAACCGCTTTTTGAGCCAATGCGTGATGGAGATCGGGTTAAACGAGATGATGATCTGCTTGTAATACTTTCTCTCGCCGCGGAGGCGGATGTCCAGCTGATTAAAGTCTCCCTCCAGCAGCTCGCTCGCCTCCTCGATCCAGATGCCCGAGATATCGTGGATGGACTTGAGCTTTTCCACGTCGTCCAGTCCGGCAAACAAAATTTCGCTGCCGTTGGTAAACGTGATGTACATGTCGCCGCTCTTGCCTCGCGGGATCATTCTGATCGCCGGGCCGTAGTACTGCATGGCCTGCGCCTTGAGCTGGTCAAAGCAGCTCTCGCGCAGCGTCTTGGCGACCTTGCGCACCACGAGCATCCTGTGCCCCGGCTCCGTCGCGCAGCGCTCCAGCACCTTGCGGCCTGCAAAGATCGACTTGCCGCTGCCGCCGCCGCCCATCAGGATCAGGTGCCGGTGATGGTCAAAAAACAGGGGCAGGAAAACGGCGTTGTTGCTCTCGCACAGCTGCTTGTACCACAGCGCAGCCTGCAGCGCCTTGTCGTCCATTTCCCTGCCCCCTTTTTACTTACTCATGCTCCCTCAGGTGAGCGAGCTTCCAAAGCTCACGCCCGCGGCCGCGAAGGCGCGGTAATCGTAGAAGCCGCCCGTGAATCGGGCGTTGCCCTTCCATACGTTCGCGTCGTTCTCGGCAATCTCGCTGCGCACGGTCAGCGGCTTGCGGTCGACATCCACGGCGCCGTAGTAGCGCTTGTTGTACGACAGATCGGCGAGGATCCACGGGTAGCCGCTCGTCCCCATGTAGGCGTTGAGGTACGGCGCGATGATCACGTTCCAGTTGCCGAACTGGTAATTGAACTTGTTGCTCGCGGCCGTGCCGGTGTCGTGGAACGCACCCAGCACGCCGAAAACGTCGGCCTTGGCCTTGGCGTCGTTCGGAATGATGATGGTGTCCGGCTCAAGGCCCGCGGGCTCGCCGCTGTCGGTCTTGAGATTTTGCATTGCCGTCGCCACGAGGCCGAGGTTAGTCTCAGAGAACGCGTTGGAGAATGCGTTGCTCTGCGTCTTGCCGGTGCGCTTGATCTTATGCGACTGCGAAAACAGCTTCACGTCGTCCTTGGTCTTCGTCGAGAAGGTCTCGACGCCGAGCTGCATCGTGTCGTTGTTCTGCAGCGCCGTACCGAGCAGACCCCAGAAGAACTTGGATCGTGCTCGCCAGTAGTCGTCCAGGAACTGGATCGGCTGGCCCTTGAGCACGCTGTCGAGCTTGTCCTCCATCATCTCCATGGAGATCGAGAAACTGCCCTTCCACGTCACCGGCCGGAAGGTCTTAAAATAGCCCTCCTCGATGCCGCCCTGCGGATACGCGCCGTTCTCGCCGACCGGCTCAAAGCTGTTGCTGCCGGTCAATCCGCCGAGCGTGGTGCTCGCCGTCGTGATCGGCATGTTGACAAAGAGATCCTGCAGTGCGTTGCCCTCCTTCTGCATCCACGCCTCATACTCTCTCTCCAAGAGCATGCGCAGCGGAGACTGCAGCTCGCCAAAGAGCGAGTTGGTCACGTTGCTGGATTCCGAAACGATAATTCCTGCCAAATATTTCCCCTCCTGTCTGTTAGCCCGTGCTCGTCACCGTGCCCGGGCGAATAAATCTGCCGCGGACCGTGTCGCCGATCGCCGTGCCCTTGTAGCTCACGACCTCAAAGACGCCGTTTGTCGTGGTCGCCGTGGCCTTGGAGCCGGTCGTGTCGATCGTCACCATCTGGCCGACGGCCGCGCCGGTGTTGGCCACACCCCACTCCGTCTCAAAGATCGTCTCCTCGTGCACGCGGATGCAGGGGATCACGTCCCCGGCAGCCACCGTGCCGCCGTACATGCTGATATAGTCCGGCCGCGTTTCGCCGGTGCACTTTGCAAGCTTGCCGCTCGTGAGCGTCAGCGCCATGCCGACGGGGCATGCCCCGATGGCGGATGCCTCGAGGTATTCCCACGGCTCAGGCTGACCGTCGCGGTAGCTCTGCGGTAAAAATGCCATTTGTCCTCCTTCCGGCCGTTATCCGGCCTTGTGTGTCTTGTTGTAATGTGCGGAAATCTCCGCATCCGTCGCATTGGGGTTGAGTGCCTTGTAAAAGGCCTTGACCCCTGCCGGGACGGGTGCCGGGGTGTCTCCGGTCGTCTGCCGTGTCCGCTGCTGATGCTGCAGCCCGGCCGCAGCGTTTCGCGCTGCCTGTTCTCCTGCTGCGCGCTGGCCGCGCTGCAGGGCATCAAAGTTGGCCAGCCGGTATGCGTCGACGTAGTTATTGCCTCGGCGTACCGCATCGGCAAATTTGGAGCCGGTCTCCATCGCCATGATGTCGTCCAGCGACTTGATGGCGGGATTCATCCGGCGGATCTCCGCCAGCTCCGTCTCGCGGCGCTGCGAAAACTCCTGCGCTCCGGCTCTCTGCTCGGCTGCCTCGGCGCGCTGCTGCGCCTCCTTGGCTCCGCTGAGGATCTGCTGGATCTCCGGCGACTGCATCAGGGCCTGCTGCAGCCCCTCCGGTGTCAGCCGTCCTGCCTTGAGGTCGTTTGCCAGCTTGGCGTTGGCCGTGGCGGCCTGGAATGCTCTCCAGTCCTCCATGTTTTCCACGGTCTTGCCCGTAAACGGGTCCTTGATCCCGGCCTTGCCAAAGACCTCTTTCTCCCACTTTTCCCGCTCGGACGCCAGTGCGGCGTCGATCGCCTCCCTCTGCTCCCGCTCTCTGCGGGCCGCAGCCTGCTGGCGGCGGGTCTCCTTGTCCTGCGGCTGCTGCGCCTCCCCCTGCGGAGCGTCCTCCGCGTCCGGCTGCGTCTCTGCCGCGTGATCTTCCGCTTCTTCGGTTTCTGCAGGTTCGGCGATCTCCTGCCCGTTTTCGCCTGCCGGAGTCTCGTCAGCGTCAGGGGCGGCGGCTCCCTGCTCGTTTGCGCCTTCTTCGGGCTGCGGCAGCCCAAACTTCTGATACCAGTCCATGTTGTCCCTTTCTGCCCCTCAGGGCGTCACTTGTTGCTGCCCGCGTTGCCGCTGAGCTTCTTGCCTGCCGTCATGCGCAGGTCCGTGCCGGTGTGGATCCGGCTCTGATCCGCCGTCGGCTTTTTGCCAAAAGGCGCCTTGATGTACTGCTGTCCGCCGTGGCCGATCTTGCCCGCGTAGCCGTCTCTGCTGTCTGCCATGCTGTCCCCTCCTCTCACCGGTTTTGGCCATTTTACCCCAAAAGCCGTGTTAGTTGCCGTCAACTTGTCATGCCGCGTAAATATGCAAAGAGAGCGCCCCGCGGTTCTCCGCAGGGCGCTCTCTTTCCGGCCTTATTCGTTTTTTTCTTCCGGCAGGCCCGCCACGCTGGTCAGCAGGCTGAGCACTCCCGCCAACGCGGAAGCGCTGGCCACAACGGCCCAGTTGACCTCGCCGAGCACGGCGCTCGTGCCGATCGTCGCCACGGCCGTCTGCGCCACCGTCTTTACGGCGCGGATCGCGGCGGCCTTGAGCCACTTTTTCCAGTTCCTCATGGTTTTCCCCTCCTCATTTGATGCCCATCCTTGTCAGCAGCCACGCGACGACCGCGCCGACTGCCACGAGGATGATCTTTTCCACGACCTTCTCCCAGCGCTTTCCGGGCGCTGCCTGCAGTGCCTCGATGCTCTTGCGCACCGCCTTGATGTCCTCGCCGCTCTTGGCCACGTCCCTCCGGATCGTCTGCTGCTCCTGCGCCATCACGGCCACGCTCGTGGCCAGCTGGTTTAATGCCCTCTGGTCCCGCTCGAGGCCCTCGATGCGGCGCTCATTGCTCCGGCTGCGGTCCTCCGTCTCCTTGAGCTTGACTGCGATCTCCTCCTGCGTCACCGCCTCACCGCCTCTCCAGATACTCGAGCTTGGCGTACCCCGTCACGCCCGCTGCGGACACGACGTACAGCCACTCGCCCGTGTGGTATCCGTAGCAGCTGCACCTGCTGCCGTCCGGCATCACGCGGATGCTGGCATACTGCGTGCCCGGTCCCTTGCGCAGGTTGAGCCCGCCGTTTGCCCGGACGGCGTAGCCGCGCCGGTATCCGGCTGTGTACTGCTTCGGCGGCTGCACTTTGTTGTCTGGCACGACCGTCGTTCCGCCGGAATACACTGCCTTTCCGCCGGGACCGTATACGCTGTAGCCCGTCGGGCAGGCCGCAATGGCGTTGCTGAGATCGCTGTACGCCCCGATCTGGCTGGCTGCGTCGCCCCAGCTCTTGCGGATGCGGTAAATTTCCTTTGCGCTCGGCTCCGGCGCGGGCTGCGGCTTGCCCGCCAGCAGCTCCGCCACGCGCCGCCGCAGCATCCCCATCGTGTAGCCGTGCCGCGGCCACCAGTTATCCGGGTCGTTGTGATCGGATCCGTAGCCCCGCTGCCCGGCCTCGTTGTGGCTGACGATCTCCGTGATCGTTGGATAGGCCCGCATCAGGTGGGCGCACAGCTCGGCCGCAAGCTCAAACGTGTCACGGCAGTAGGCCGCGTCGCGGTGATCGTCCTCGCAGATCTCGAACTGGATCGAGCAGTCGTTATAGCTGCCCTTGCGTCCGGAGCCGACGCCCCAGCACCGCATCTTCCACGGCAGTGTCTGACATACCGCAAGGCTGCCGTCTGCCAGCTTGCCGAGAAAGGCGTGCACGCAGACGTACAGGCCTTCCCGGTTCCAGTCGTTCCCATACCGGTTTTCGCCGAGGACGGCTTTCGTTTCGGCTGCCGTCAGCTTGCGCTCCTGCGGCTGATACTGCATCAGCCCGGCCGTCTGCCCCGGCGCGGGCTGCACGTACCGGCTGATGCTCGTATTGTTTGCCGCCGTGCTGTGCACCACGATCTTGGTCGGCGTCATCATCCTCCCGCGCTGGTAGCACTCGTTTGCCACCAACAGGCACTGATACTGCTGCATCTTGTCCTCCTCCCGGCGCTAAAGCGCCTCAAAATAGTACTCGTCCGTCAGGCTCAACGCCTGCCCGGACCGGATCGCGATATACCGCCGTATCCCGTCGGTGTACCGCATCCCCTCCTCGATGTGCATGCCAGGTACAAAGTAGATCATGCCGTGACCACTTCCACATAAATTCCCACCAGCTCCGCCAGCGAATTATAAACCGGATTCCCAGTATCGCGGGTGCACTTATACAGCACATCGCTCTGCGTGTAATACTTGCCATTTTCCAATTCCATGTTGCCGTTGTAGGGGATCGGATCGTACTGCGTGCCGTCGTGGGATTCGCAGATTTCCTTCCAGAGGGATTCCGTTCCGGTCTCGCCTGGCGCCCAGTTATCTTGTGATGTGTGCTCCTGTCGGAGCTTCCAAAGGCGGCCGTTACGGACTACCTTATAGCCCACCGGGCAACCGTTTCCGGCGGTGTACGCCTTGCCGCTCTCCCACGGGGGATAGTAGTCTTTCATGCGGATGGCGGCTGCGTCGTCCACGGAAAGCGTGTTGATTTGCTGGCGGATGAGCATTTCGCTCACCTCGCCGATTGTGTACGGGCGGTGCTTTTCTTCCGCTTCGTAGCGAGCCTGTGCTTCTTCCACTTCCGCGATTTCTTCGGCGGTCATTTCGCGGATTACGCCGTTTTCGTAGATTTTCATGCTCTCACCCCGCATATTTTAATTGTTGTGCCTGCAAATAGACTCAACCTATAGCTGCCAATTTCGATTGAGCGACATGGCGAAAGTGCAGGAACGTTTGTGTCACTTAATGTGCCGACGGAAAATGCGCCACGTGAATCATATACCCCTTTTCCGTTCGTCAGAATGTTTGCAGTCGATTGCCCATCGGGTGCTTTGACGAAAACTGGAATAATTTTTCCTGCATAGGAATCAAATCCTGATATCATCAATATCGCATGTGATTCCCCCGTTTTTGGGGACTCCCCCAAATTAACCTTTCGGGCTCCCCATGGATCATTTCCATTAAATGCGCAACATACTGTTGCATTGTAAGTGATATCGGTATTTGTTGGAGGTACTACTTTTATCTCAATATATATTTTTTTTAGCGAGAATGGCGCTCCATCATTATCTGTGCTTATCGTAGTTTTAACGATATCCTCAGATATCTCCAGCGTTCGGATTTCTTCCCACGTCTCGCCGCCCCCGCTCGGCATATCCACCGGCTCCCACGCGGTCGGTTTCCCGCTCGCGTCGACCGCTGTGATTTTTGCAATCTGCCCGACCGTCGCGCCGGTCACGCCGAGGGAGAGGTCCGTGCCGGAGTCTCCCTTCTGCGCCATCAGCTGCCACTCTCCATCAACGCCGGGGATAGCCCCTGTGGCAGGGGTATCGGAGGCAAATACATAGCTGCTGCCCTCGTAGGACACGGCATCCAGCCGGTTATACGCCGTTTGTGCAGAGTACTCTCCGCGCCAGTTGATGGCTGCGCTTCCTGCCCCAACCTGCTGCCACACGCCGACGTAATCCGTCGCAGACATCCCGTATATGACAAAGCCAGCGCCGATAGTCGTTGCCTGATTGAGCTGGATGACGGAGCCGCTGCTCACGGCGATCAGGTTGTTTGCCGTGAGGCTTCCGCCCTCGATGGTGACGGTACCGGAGTATAGCTCTGCGCCGTCTCCTTTGGAGATGCACATCCAAACTGTGCCGTCCTGCGGCAGCTCGGCAACCGGGATGCCGATATAGCTGGCTACGGCGCTCATCTTCCGCAGCCCACCGCCGGTGCTCCCACCGGAGCCGCCCTCGGGGATCGTGATCGTCAGCGCCTCGGAGCCGTCGTATGTCCCGGTTGCCGCGCCTGTAAATGTCAGCGCAGCCGGGTTTTTCAGCGCCGTCGGCAGTCTATTCCCCCACGCTGCATTTCCATCCGCTCCGACCTGCAGCAGCTTTCCGGCGTCTGCTGCCGCGCTATCGGGCAGCAGCTTGAGCAGCGCCTTTTGCGCTGCCATATACGCCGCCACCCACGCCGTATCCGGGATGTACCCGCTCAGGGGCGTATTTTCGTTGTATTCCATGATGATCTTTTCGATCTCCCACGCCTCGTCTCCGGCGTAGACTGGGATAGACCCGGCTGCTGCATCCTGCATCGCCGCGTTAAAGTTGCCCAGCACCGGCGGCAGCTCCGCGCTGCCCCCGGACGGTCCCTGCGGTCCCTGCGGTCCGGTGTCGCCCTTATCGCCCTTCGGCCCCTGCGGCCCCTGCGGGCCTGTTTCGCCGGTGTCGCCTTTTGCGCCGGGCGCCCCATTTGCGCCCGCTGCGCCTGCGGCCGCGCACAGCTCCCACAGCTCGTCCACGCCCGGCTCGTCTCCGGCCGTGCTGTCGGCATCGTCTGTCCAGACGTAGCAGCTGCCGTTGTGCTCCACGGCATCGAGATGCGCATAAGTCGCGGCTGCATCCCACGCCCCGCGCCAGTGAAACGGCTTGCCATCCTTGCCCGGCTCTCCCGCTGCGCCCTTGAGGCTGGCCAGCCACTCGGCCTCCGTTCCGGTGTAGCCGTGCGCCTTGGCGATCCCGTAGGCGCTCAGGTAATAGCCCTGCTCCACGGCCCTGCCGTAGACCGGCCGGATGCACTTGGCAATGTGCCGCGCCAGATCGTTCCACGCTGTGTTGTACCGCTGCATCGTGTTGGTGTAGCGCTCGTACTCGCCGTTTGCAAAGTCGACCTGCGCCTCCATCCACAGCAGATAGATCCCGTCGTAGGGATACGGCGCTGCCAGCGCCTTGGTTGGCGTCGCCGAATACGGCGTGATCTCGCTTAAGGCCAGCAAAAAGATCTCGTGGAGGATCTGCCCCTCAACCTGATTGAGCCAGTCCAGCAGGATCGTGTCGTCGATCTCCGCCGGGACCGGCTTGAGCTTGCGCAGCCGCTCAAACAGTACCGTCGCTGTCATGTGTCCCCTCCGTCCCCGGCAGCTGCATGCCCTGGATCTCGCGCAGCAGCGCCAGCTTGTCGTCCATCGTCATCTCGCCGCCCGCGATCGCGGCTCTTGTCGGCGCGTCCGTGCTGATCTCCCGCCGCTCGCGCCAGTCATAGTTGGCCTGCAGCGCAAATTTTGCGCCCGCTGCGGAGTTTTTGTCCTCGAGCCGCTCCTGCAGGTACGTCTCGATCACCCGCTTGGCCTCGTCGCAGATGTCGTGCGTTTCATCGGCGGCCAGATACTTGCTCCATGTCTGCCGGCTGATGCCCAGCTTCCCGCACAGCCCCGTGATCGTCGGCGGGCTGACCCAGCTCGTCCTGCTGGCTGGCGTCCCGTCCTCCGTCACCACGCGCACAAAGCGCGTCGCCGGGTGTCCGTACCGGTCAAACTCCGGCTGCCCGTCGTCGTCAAGCACCGGCTCCTCGCGGTATACCGGCTCCCGGTAGCGCAGCGCTGCAAAGTATTCCTGCACCGCGCGCCGGAGCGCTGCGGGCTTGTATGCCTTTTTTCGGCCCATGTGCATCCCTCCCTGTTTGCCGTTAGGATACCACGGTAGCCGTGTTAGTTGCCGTCAACTTTTGTGCCGCGTTACCATGCCTCATACAGCCGTTTGCGCGCCCGGTAGAGCGTGCTCTCGCTGACGCCGTGCGCGATCGCCGCCGCCTGCACCGTGCTCCTCCCGCAGCACCAATCGCGCAGCGCCTCCGCATACGCCTCCTCGCCGTAGGCCGCCTCGAGCAGCTTGGCGTCGATCCGTTTTTTGCCCGCCTTGCCCATATCCTCGTAGCTGAGCAGCGTAAAGTAGATCAGGCCCTGCCGCCGGTACGGCAGCCGGATCCCGCTCATCCGCCGGAAACTCATCCCCTCGCCCTCCTGTGTATGCACGATATCCGCTATACCGTGGCGGCATAGCGGTCCTGTCCCTGCCGGAGCGCCGCTCAGGCAGAGTCCTCCCGTATGATCGGCGCGGCATATCCCATCCGCGCGCGCGTTTGTTTGGTCCGCGCCTGCGCATTCCCCCGCGCGGACCGCGAGTCAACTTTCTTTTTCGAGATTTTCGCCGTTTTCGAGCAGCTCGCGGGCCGTCATTTTGTGTCCGCCGAGCTTTTTGCCGCGCTTGCGGGGCACGTAGCGCAGATATGCCCCGGCCTCGCCCTCGACGTAGCGCTCCTCCAGCACCCTCGCGCCCTTAGGCGCGCGCATCTTGGTGCACAGCACGACCTCGCGCTCCTCCGTCGTCGGCAGAGCGGCCCCGCGGCTGACTTTGTATTTTTTGCGGTCCGGCACACGCCGCACCTGCTTGAGCATGTAGTAGGCGATCGGGCTGTAGTCGTCCTGGCCTCGGAGGCTGCGGATGTTGACGCTCCCGAGCGTCCATGCGTCCCGCAGCGTATCCCAGCTGAGGCTCCCGTCCGTCTCCATGCAGATATGCACGTGCAGACGCACCATCTCGCCGGTGTCGCCGTCCATGTCGCTCGCCGAAAGCGTGTAAAACGGGATCACGCCCTTGTCCTTCCGGCGCATGCGGCGCAGCCAGAGCATCGCCTGATGCTCTGCGGCATCGCGGATCTTGTCGGGATCGTCTCCGGCTGTCTCGCGCAGCTTGTCGATCCCCTCGTCCGCAAAGCGGAGCGTCACGAGCAGCCCCTTGTCCGCCGTGCAGTTGCAGTTGAGCAGGCGTGCCAGGCGGCGGACTGCCGTGTTAAAATTCTGCTCCTGCTGCCGCGGCGTCGTCACGCCCGTCTTGCGCCCGCGCGGACGAGCGTTGTCTCCGACGTGATACCGCGTTTTTTCTACTACTCCGTTTTTGCAACGATAGGTCCGCTCCATGATTTTCACCCTGGTCTCCCTTCTCCCGCCACTGCGGGGCTATACATAAGCTTTTAGCAAGCCGATAAATACGCGCGTGCGCGCGTATTATATATGGTATAACGCACGCGTGTGTTTCAAAAAATCGCACGCATGCGTTTCCCGTGTGTTCGGCTGTCAAGGTTCCCGTTTGTCGCCCTTCCGGCGGTTCCGGCGAGGCCCGATCCCCCGATCGGCCCCCGCCGCAGCCTCTGGCTTGCGTTCATTTTCTGCTTTTTGTGCATTCTGCACAAAATTTAATTATGTTTTTGTTCATGTTTTTTCTCGCGCCCTCTTGACATACCACTCAATGGGTGGTATAATAAAACCATCAAGAGGAGCTAAGCTCCAAACCACAAAGCCCGCGGCCACCGGCCGCACGAATTGAAAGGAGATCATCAAAATGAAAAAGAATTGGTATGCAGTGCTTAATGACCGCGACGACAACGACTGGGGCACCGGCAGCTTTGACTGGTCCGAGGCCGTAAAGATGGCCAAGTCTCGCGGCTGCGAGATGATCGCGGAGATCGACGGCGGCTATGACGAGGACGGCCACGAGACGACCGATCCCATCTGCGTCGCGGAGTACATCTCCGGAGAGGACTTTTAAGGCAGCCTCGCCTGCCCATCAACCCCATCAACCACAACTGAGAGGAGATCAATATCATGACGGAAAAAGTCAACACGCACGTCCAGCCCACGAAAGGCGCCCCCGTGAAAGCCTACATGGGCTTTGATAAAAATATGAAGTGTCTAGGATTCCAGTACGCCGAGGGGCGTACCTACGAGGATCCGGAGGCAGTGCTGTGCGAAAAAGGCTTCCACGCCTGCACCATGCCGCTTGATGTACTGAATTATTATGCTCCGGGAGATGGCAGCATCTACCGCGAGGTAGAGCTGGAGGGCGTGCAGTGCGAACAGGATGGCGACAGCAAGGTTTGCGCGAAGAAGATCACGATCGGCGCGGAACTCGGGATTGCCGGGCTGGTAAAGGCGCAGATCGAGTGGGTAAAAGAGCAGAGCTTTTTTGATGAAAAAATCAAAAAGGCAAAAACCGCCACGGGCCATCAGGGCGCAAGCTGCGCCACGGGCATTCGGGGCGCCGCATGCGCCACAGACCATCAGGGCACAAGCTGCGCCACTGGCTATCAGGGCACAAGCTGCGCCACGGGCTATCAGGGCGCAAGCTGCGCCACGGGCTATCGGGGTGCAAGCTGCGCCACGGGCGATCAGGGTGCAAGCTGCGCCACGGGCGATCGGGGTGCAAGCTGCGCCACGGGCGATCAGGTTGCAAGCTGCGCCACGGGCGATCAGGGTGCAAGCTGCGCAACGGGCGATCAGGGTGCAAGCTGCGCCACGGGCGGTCAGGGTGCAAGCTGCGCAACGGGCGATCAGGGTGCAAGCTGCGCCACGGGCAATTGGGGCGCCGCATGCGCCACAGGCCATCAGGGTGCAAGCTGCGCCACGGGCTATCGGGGTGCAAGCTGCGCCACGGGCGATCAGGGTGCAAGCTGCGCCACGGGCGATCGGGGTGCAAGCTGCGCCACGGGCGATCAGGTTGCAAGCTGCGCCACGGGCGATCAGGGTGCAAGCTGCGCAACGGGCGATCAGGGTGCAAGCTGCGCCACGGGCGGTCAGGGTGCAAGCTGCGCAACGGGCGATCAGGGTGCAAGCTGCGCCACGGGCAATTGGGGCGCCGCATGCGCCACAGGCCATCAGGGTGCAAGCTGCGCCACGGGCTATCGGGGTGCAAGCTGCGCCACGGGCGATCAGGGTGCAAGCTGCGCCACGGGCAATTGGGGTGCAAGCTGCGCCACGGGCGATCGGGGTGCAAGCTGCGCCACGGGCTATCAGGGTGCAAGCTGCGCCACGGGCAATTGGGGTGCAAGCTGCGCCACGGGCGATCGGGGTGCAAGCTGCGCCACGGGCTATCAGGGTGCAAGCTGCGCCACGGGCAATTGGGGTGCAAGCTGCGCCACGGGCGATCGGGGTGCAAGCTGCGCCACGGGCTATCGGGGTGCAAGCTGCGCCACGGGCGATCATGGCGCTGCCTTGGCTTCTGGTGCCAGTGGTATGGTAATGGGAGCGCGTGGCTGTGCTTTGTTTGCCGTCGAGCGTGCGGATTGCGGCGAGATTCTGAGCGTCGCCGCTGCCATTGTCGACGGGGTAAACATCAAAGCAGGCGTATGGTACGCCTGCAAGGGCGGCAAGCTCGTGGAGGCTTGATCCGCTGGCCGTCCGAAGCCCAAGAGGCAACCACTAATAAAATATAAAGGAGATCACCACCATGACCATCAATCAGTACCGCGCCTGCATCGCCGCGGTATTTGCCTACGCCGAGCGCGATTTCTTCGTCTCCGATCTCGCGCTCTCCGAGATCTGGGGCGACGCCCCGGATGACCCCATCCCCGATGCCCGTATAGCCGCTCTCGGCCAGATCTGGGATGCCGCGCATCGTACCGTCCCAGAGATTGCAGCCGCCGCCGGTTTCAGTTGCCGCAAACTGGCGGAACGGTTTGGCATCCCGTACCGCACTGTCGAGCAGTGGTCGGCAGGGCATCGCGAGAGCGCCCTGTATCTCCGCCTTATGATGCAGGAGTGTCTCGGCCTGCTGCCCAGCCCGGATGCCCTCGCCCCGGCTGAGTCCGATCCCTCCGAGGAGGATTGACCTATGGGCAAATATCCCATCCGCCTGATCGGCACGCCGGTCGTCCCCGGCGATCTGGACTATGACATGGATCCCCCGGAGTGGCACACCCCGTGGTTTGAGGCGGACGCCCTCGATGCTGACGGCCATCATCACAGGGTCTACTGGCCCATCCCCAACAAGACTAACGAGTGGCTTGTCGGGCACCTGCTTACTGTGGACGACCCGGATTTCGGCGACGTCTGCGACTGGCTCCACCCGTCTCTGATCCTGTGCTACGAGGATGCTCTCTACCCCGACTCGTCTGCTGTTGACGTCACCGCCCAGGTCTCGGAGGTCGTTGTCGACGCAGGCGTGATCCCTATGGGGCATGGCCGAGTCGATCTCCATGGGCAGCACATCGTCCCCGTCCCTCGCAGAGGGGTGTATGACCCGGAGCTTGCCTGCTGCGTCGGGGATAACTACTTTGATCACAGTATCCGGCATCTCGATCACCTCTACCTGTATGAGGCCGTTAATGACACTTATTTTACCGCCACGGAGGACGACCGCGTCATCTCCGTTATGTCGGAGGCGCAGGCCAAGGAGTGGGCACGCGACCAGCTCTATCCCAGGGATTACGATGCCCTATGCGATGGCCTCTGGTGGTGTCCCGTCTAATCTTGCCTAATATCCTATCACCGATCCCGTGTAAGTTTCCGTCAACCTTTCGGCCGTTCCGCTCGGCCCCGCATCCCTGCGGCGCTGAGCGCAGCACCCGTCCGGGAGCCTCCTCCGAGGCTCCCGGCTTTTTGTTTTTTTACGGCTGCGGCAAATACCCCGCCGCCCGCATCGCCTCCGTGGAGATCGCGACCTTGGCGTCCATCACATCCTCCCACCCGGCCTCTCCGTGCGCCGCCACGGCCAGCCGCGCGTCTGTCGGGCAGTAGGCCCGCTCCTCGTATACGCGCCCGTCCCGCAGGATCACCTGCATCGGCACCGGCTCCGTAAAAAAATACTTGTCCCGCGCCATCTCACAGCCCCTCCGGCAGCGGCGGCAGCCATCCGACGTTATCGCACCATCCGCGCAGCTTGCCGTATGTCCCGTAGGCCTTGGCCCCGTTGTCCCAGAGGTACCGCGCCAGCGCCTCGATCTCGTCGAGGCCCCAGCCCTCGAGGATCGGCTCCTCGGCCGCCTCTCGCGCGCGGGCGATCGCCAGCAGCTCCGCCCCGCTCTGCACGCCCCTGGCCCGAGGGACCGTCCGCCCCGCCGCCTCGCACGAGGCGCAGATCCATATCTGCGTTGGCTCCATCTCCCGCCCGCAGCACCGGCACAGGCGCGGCTTGTGCCGCCTCGGCCGGCCGCGCGTCCGCATCGGGATCCGTACCCCCTTGCCCGAGTTTTCCATCTCCGTCATCTCCTCTTTTTTGTGTAGTCGATCCCCCGGATGTAGGGATGCCGCACGGCAAACGGCACCGTCGCATCCCCGAAGATCTCGCGCAGCGCGCCGTCGAGCTGCTCCTGCATGTAGTCCTGCTCCGGCCCTGGCCGGAAGGCCGGGCCGAACTCCTCCTTGAGCTCGTTGAGCCTCGTCAGCAGACGCACGATGCGCTCCTTGCCCCATACATCGTCGCCCATCGCCTGCTTATCTCGCAGCGCCACGCACAGCATGTCGTGCACGATCTGCGCCCCGGAGTCCAGCCCGATGTCCAGATACCGCTGCCGGTCCCGCTGCACCCGCTCCGCATAGCTATTGCCCATCATTGGCCTCCTGTCCGCAGTTGTATGCCATCGTCCGCGACGTCTCGTCCCATGCCCTGCGATCGGCGATCTGCCTTGTTTCCTCGTATAATCTCTCCAGTCTTTCGCGCTCCGCCAGCTCCCCGTCCTGCAGGTCTCGGATGCGGTCGCCGTTGGTCATCGGCTTCGGCGCAGCCTCCTTTTCTGGGCTTCCCAGCCATTTGATCAGGCACTCGCGGCATGTGTTTGCCTCACATGGATAGCCCTGTCCGTGCAGCACGTTGCACAGCCCACTCAAAAGCTCATCCGACTCCGCCAGCTCCTCGTCCGTCATCGCCCGGATGCGGTCGCCGTTTGTCATGGGCTTCGGCGCAGCCGCCTCCTGCGCGGCCCGCCGCTGACCGGCCTCTGTCATAGGCCAGCGGTCCGGCACGGTGACTTTGACCACCACGTCGTCCGGATTTTCCGGCTTTGCTGCATCCTGGATCAGCCCCTCACGCTTCCAGCACTCTTCCAGCGCTGCTGCCGCTTTCACCATCAGCGGCCCTACCAGCACGTCCTGATATCTGACCCCGTTGACCTTCAGGCCGGTTTGCACCAGCGCGTGCCCGGCATCGGCCAGCATGCCGACCATGTCATTCCTCGCCCACGCGGCCATCTGGCCGTCGACAAACTTGTTAATATCCATCGTTAAGCCTCCTTGTCCTTTTCAGTTCCTCCGCGAGCGCGCGGAAGATCGGGTATGCCTGCTGCGGTACGACTGCATTGCCGAGGGCTCTAATGCGCTCCACCCGGAAGGGAAGCCCATCAGCCAATCTACCCACTCCGGATTCAGCTGCCCAGAGACGACCGTCCTCAAACTCCCGTGATTCGCACCGCCGGTTGATCCGGTCGCGTCTCCCCGGCATGGCGTCGCAAACAGCACGCAGCCCCTCAGGTTTCTCCGCTCCAGATCGTGCTCCGCGCTCCGGCTTCCCATTGGCCCCGTCCCCTTGCTGTCCGAGGCCTTCGGCGTCGGATAGATCGTCGATCCCCACAAAAAAGCATCTTGCCCGCCGGTGCCAAGCTCCGACAGCCGCAGCTTCAAAATTAAACACGATGGCGTTATAGCCTTCACGCTCCAGATCCTCGACCACCTGCCGGGCGGCAATCTTGAGGATCCCAGGCACGTTTTCACCGACGACGCAATTCGGCCTAATCTGCCGGATAACGCGGAGCATTTCGGGCCATAAAAACCGCTCGTCTTCCTTCCCGCGCTGCTTTCCGGCCACGGAAAACGGCTGGCAGGGGAATCCTCCGGATATAACGTCAACTGTTCGCAGACCTCCGGTCCTCTCATAAAACCCCTCCTTTGTCAGGGTCCGGATATCCCGCCAGCGCGGGACGTCCGGCCAGTGCTTTTCGAGCACCGCTGTCGGATAATCCGACATCTCGCATTGCCCGACGGTCGTAAAACCGGCCCACTCTGCCGCAAGATCAAGGCCGCCGATCCCGGAAAACAGGCTGAGATGGGTAAGCCCCGCCATCCTGCCTCACCTCCTAAAAAAGTCGCTCCTGCGCGGTGTATTCCGCCCACGCAGACTCCTGCTTTTCAAAATATTCCGGATCGATTTCGATCCCTGTAAAGTCTAATCCAAAATCATACGCCGCCCGGCGGCTGCTCCCGCTCCCGAGGTGCGTATCTAAGATCTTGTCCCCCGGCTTGGTGTAATTCCGGTAAATCCAGCGATACAGATCCTCCGGCTTCTGCGTCGGGTGGAACCGGCCGACTATGCCCCCGCTGGATAGCTTTATGATCTTCGCATTATCGTTAAAGCTGCACCAGGCGTATTCGGCCATCGCCATCGTAAACTTTTCCGGGATGTTGGTTTTCTCCCAAACCAAAAAGCACCTGTTCGGCGGCAGCGCAAAATAGTTTCCGCCCCAGATAATCTGCTCCTTGGACACGCGGAAAAGCTCCTCAAAATAATCCTCGCCGGGGGCATAGTCCCAGCTCACGATTTTTTTGCGTACTTTGCTGCCCACTTCCCGCCCGTCCGCGTCACTTTTGAACGCGTCGAAGCGGCCGCCGAATCGAGTTTTTGCTTGTCCCTTAAAGTTACCCCCCCCCGTCTCCGTAGGGTGGATCGACGACCGCGAGATCAAAGTACTTGTCCGGATATTTCCGCATCACGTCCAGGCAGTCGCCGAGGAACGCCTGGCTTGTCAATCCTCCATCCACCCTTCTAGTTCATCCTCCTCGATCTTGTACACCGGCTTGATTTGGTGCCAGCAGTACTCCATCTCGAGGTTTGCCCCTCGGCTCTGCTCCCAGCCGGGCAGAAACGCCACGAGATCGGCTGCGCGGATCATCGCAAGGCACACGTCCATGTATACCTTGCCCGGCCAGTCCGCCGGAAGCTCCGCAGGGGACAGCACCGTGTCAGCCCTCGGCGAACCGTAATACCACGCCGTGCTGTCCAGTCGGTCCTCGCCCTCCCGCAGCAGCATCCGCTTTGCGGCCGAGAACCGTGCCTTAAAGTTTTCGTCGCCGGTGATCCCACCGGCCAGATAAATTGTCACTGTTACGTCTCCTCCTTGTTGTAGGCCTCCCGCAGCCTGCGGATGATATCCCCGCCGTAGCTGCCCTTGGTCAGGTCGATAAACTCCTCGACCGTCAGCAGCTCGTCTGCCGTCAGCTTGTAGCCGTGGGCGGCGGCAAACTCCGACCGTCCCATTTCGCACGAGCCGGTGAGCTTGTGATGCCAGCCGTAATAATCGGCTGACGGGTACGCCTTGCCCCACTCATGGGCCTTTACAAACTCCCCGATGCGCTCCTCCAGCGGCATCCCCTCAAGCAGCTTGTCCCGCAGCGCCTCCATTGCCGCGCGGAGCGTTTCCCCGTGGGCGAAAAGGCTGCCCTGCTTGACGATGTAGCATCTCTCGGTTGTTAAGTCTTCTCGCAAGATTCGTCCCATCGCAACGCCGCCGTGTACGTGGTCAATGAGAGTCGGAACGTCGTCAATTTGGTATACCCTTTGACCACAAAGGGTCAAGATTCCGTCGCTGTAGCCGCGGCCGTAGCCGCTGTCGGGGCTGTAGTGGCAGCCGGAGCCGTAGCCGTAGCCGGAGCCGTAGCCGGAGCCGGAGCCGTAGCCGTCGCCGTAGCCGGAGCCGTCGCCGTAGCCGGAGCCGGAGCCGTCGCCGTAGCCGTCGCCGTAGCCGGAGCCGTAGCCGGAGCCGGAGCCGTAGCCGGAGCCGGAGCCGGAGCCGTAGCCGTCGCCGTAGCCGGAGCCGTCGCCGTAGCCGTAGCGGTTTGCTGGATCAGCAAACCGATCCGCCGCCTCTTTCAGCACTTCCATACCTTTACCTCGCTCAGAATCTTCGCCGCCCTGTCCGAGCACGGGATGATCTGGATTGCGTCCGTGACAACCATTTCCGGCACAACGACGGTAAGTTTGCATTCGCTTGGGTACTCCACACCGCCCACTGCTAGTTGCTCCACCGCGCACGCGCCATTCCAGTACCAGATTTTTCGCACATTGCGCAGCTCGACTTCCTGACCGTTCCGCGCAGTGACCTGTCCAAAAAAGACGCCGCTGCGATCGCCTCTGACGATGTAATACTGATCCATTTTTGTCTCCTTATCGTTCATCATTTCTTTTGTGCCGCATACCTTGCTCTTGCCCTGGCGTTGATCTCCGCCCGATGGGCCTCCCTATAGGCCCTCGCTTTCGCCAGCTCGCGCTCCCGATTTTGCCTGTAATATTCCTTCTGCGCGCCCGGGTGCTCTGCGCGCCATTTTTGGTAGTATTCCCTTAGCTCTGCCCTGTGGGCCTTATTGTATTCCCTCGCCTTCTCCCGCGCCCGCTCCCGCGCCGCCTCCTTCTTGGCCGCGTCGCCCCCGACGGGCGGCGGATCCTTTGCCTTGCGCACCGTCCCGAGCGCCCGGTCTCTTGCGTCGGCCTCCCGGTAGTCGTCCAGATCCATCGCGTCATTGACGCAGTCTGGATACTGGCAGGCCTCGCATCGCTTATCGCATACGCTCATTCCTGCGGCCTCCCGATCACCCGGCACCCGCTGCGCAGGCCGTCGCGGTCAAATTCCACGACGTACCGGTTGTTTTTGTCCGGCCCGCTTCGGATCACACCGACGCCGTAGTGCCACGTCCCCGTGCACACCGCCAGCACCCGCTCGCCGGGCTCCCACTTGTGTCTCCTCTCCATGCTGTGCAGCTCCTTTCTGATGCTCGCGGCCGGGCAGCGCCACAGCGGCGTGCTCGGCCATTTTGCGCAGAGCGGCGCGTGCTCGATCACGCGCCCCGTCGCCCCGCAACGGAAAAATTTTGCATCGCGCCCGGCGTCCTCCTCCCGGAGATACCGGCACGCGCGGCAGACGCACTCACCCCTCACGATGGATCCCCCTCACGCGGGATCCATCGTACCAGCAGCGCCGCCGCGCCCAGCAGACCGGCCCCGATCCACGCCGAGGCGCGCATCACGCACACCCCGAGGATCATGCAGGCCATCGCGGCCGTTGCCAGCACCAGCATCGCGACCTTGCGGTCCGCGTCCTGCTGCGCCTGTTTTGCCCTCTGCTCGGCCACGGCCGCCCGCTGCTCCGCCTCCCGGCATCTTCGGGCCTGCGCTCTGGCCTCCGCCTTGCGGTTCAGCTCGTCGAGCCGGGCCTGCTCGATCTGCGCCGCGCTGCTCATCCAGTTCATTTCGCATCCTCCTCCAGCCATTCGGCCGCCCGCCTCGTGCAGGCCTCGGCAATCGTATCGTCCGCTCCGTCGTTGCGGCAGTAGAGGCAGATTCCCCTCTGATTGTACTGGCAGCCCTTGCACCATGCCGCATCGACGAGCGCCTCCGCCATGGCCTCCGTGCTCTGCACGATCTTCGCAAAATTCGTCATTTTACTTCCCTCCTGTATCTGGAGAGGGCGGCAGGTATCGAGCCTGCCCTCCGCGGCTTGTGCTCTCGCCGCGGCCGTCCCTTGCGCGCCCTCAGGTCGGGCGGATCACGCGCCGCCCACCGCGCCCTCCGGCTTGAGCCGGAGGGACTGCAGCCGTTTGTAGTTGCGCTCGAGGCGCTGGATGTCGATGCCCCACGCCTTGTAGGCCGCCTCGGTGTTTACATGGGTGGCGTTCCAGCATGGGAGGCCCATGGCATCCATCTCCTCCTTGGCGATCGCCTTGAGGCGATACACCGTTCCGTTTGATGTCTCAAACAACGCATGGATATCTTTGTTACTCAGCTCCAGCCGCTCATAGTAGAGCCGCAGAGCCGTTTCGATATCCCGCACTTGCGGGACCCGCACCCGCCCGGTCCTCATAGCGTTCCGGCCTCGTTGGTCGTCCCGGCGTCCTGCCCGGTAACCATTTGCTTGGCCAGCTCCTCGAGTATTTGTTGTTGCGCGCGGAGCTGCTGCTCCTTGTTGTCGGCCAGCTTGGCCTCCCAGTCCCGCAGGACTCCCGCCTGCTGGTCCAGCTCGTCGTGCTTTCGCCCGATCTCCTCCCAGTGCCGCATCTGCATGTCGCGCGCGCTGCGCCACATGCGCTCCTGCGCCTCGGCCTGCCGCTGGAGCCTGCTGCGCTCCCGCGCTGCCAGAGCCTCCTGCAGCACCACCAGTGCCAGCCATGCGCCCAGCGCGCAGATCATTGCGATCCTCATGTCATCGTCCTCCGTTCATATTTGTCATTGCGAGGAGGCCGAAGGCCGACGTGGCAATCTCTGGCCCCCTCGCTCTCTCACTCATTCCGTTTATCTACGGCAACGATCATGCCGTAGATGCAGCCCTTTACGGCCGCCATCTCCGCCGCCGTCATCTGCCCGGCCAGCGTCAGCAGCTTGTCCGCCAGCTGCTTCAGGCTCTCGCTCATCTTCGTCCCCCCCTCACTCCGCGATGTACCCCATCGCGATCTTGGCCATCCGCCGGAGCTGGCTGCGCGTGCGGCGCATGCGCTCGTCGGCCGTGACCAGCCGCGTCCATGCCTCCTTCTCGGCGTCGCTGTTGACCAGCTCCGGGATCAGGTTGCACCATTCGCATTCGGCGTCCAGCAGCTCTCTCCTGCACTTCCCCGATTCTGCATCCTTGGCCTGGAACTTCCGCATGCCCTCCTCGTTGATGCACTCGCCCTCGGCCGGGTTTGCCGTCTCCTCCGCGTCCTGCTCGGGCTTTTCGTCCCCCTGCTTTTTGGCCTCTTCCGTCATTATCCCCGTGAGCAGCGCCAGGATCGCAACGCCGCCGCCCACGTCCTTTCCCCTCAGCTCCGCGCTGTAGGCCTCGAGGATCGTCGACCGCAGCTTCCACCGCATGGCCTGCTCCTCTTTGCTTCCCGCCGGTTCCTCCGGCAGCATCTCCAGCATTATCCGGTACTTCTCCGGCATCGCCGGGATCTCGATCTTCTTTTCGTTGCTCATTTCTTTTCTCCTTTTTTCATTTTTCTTGCAATCCGCTCCCCCGCGTGGTATCCTTTCCGCGAAAGGAGTTGATTTTGTGCCTAACTTGTTGATTGTTTACTTTCATCCGGCCGCTCATCATGATCGGGCAGAGGTTGCAGCTCTGTTCCCGGAGGCGATCCATGTTGACGAGCACATCCCCGGCGCGTTTGAAATCGTGGTAATGCTCCCTTACAGTGAGGTACGGCATCGTATCTACGAGGCATTCGGGCTCGAGAAATACTACATTGCCCGCGTCGCTGTCGGAACCATCCACGGCAATTAGCCCCTCGCCTGTCCGTAAACCTTGCCCCGGCCCTTGTGCCGGGGCCTCCCCGGTCGCCGAGGCCGCTTGACTGTTTTGCTCACCACGACCACCTGACCGCTCTTGTCACGGTAACAGTATCGGTGCACCCAGGTCTCCGGCATCCCTCTCTCCTCCTTTCTTTTCATTGATTTAAGCTAGGTTTATTCTTTACTTAACTTGGTTCAAGTATACCATGCTGTTTCTTCTGAGTCAAGCCCTATTTTCACTAAGTTTAATTTATTTATTGACTTGAGCCGCCCGCCGTGTTATCCTAGTTATGAAAGGGGGTGAACCCATGGCCAACTCGATCAACGATCGCGTTGCGCAGATTATCTCTGACCAGGGGATCACGCGCACAAAATTTGCAGATAGCATCCACGTTAGCGTTGCCTTTATTTCTGCGCTTTGCTCTGGCGTAAAGCAGCCCTCCGATCGGACGATCCTCGACATTTGTCGAGTCTACGGCGTCTCGGAGCTCTGGCTGCGGGAGGGGCAGGGCGAGATGTACGTCCAGCGGACCCTCCGGCAGGAGATCCTCGACCTCGCGCGCAGCCTTTCGGAGGCCCCGCCGGGCGACCTTCGCCGGGACTTCCTGCTCGCGCTGGCCGACCTCCCGCCGGAGTTCTGGCCCAAGCTGGCCGACTTCATGGAGGGGATCCTTGCCCGCCGCGCCGACGATCCCGGCACCTAGCGCAAAGCCCGCAGCACCCGCTGCGGGCTTTTGCTTTGCCCGATCCGATAGGGCATCTGTAGGGGCATGCCCCTCCCGGCTCCGCACCCGCGCCCCGCACCGGCCCCCGTTAAAACGCGCACATCCCCCAAGTTTGTCATTGCGAGGAGCGAAGCGACGTGGCAATCTCGCGGTACAAGTCTTGACGGCCGACCGCCTCCGGCGAATTCGTCCCGGTGAAGGCCGCAGCCGCTCTGCCCGATGCTTCCGCAAATAAAACAAAGCAGCCACCGGTCTGCTAACGGTGACTGCCCTGTTTTGCAAAAAGAAAGGAGATTTTTGCTTGTGCACTGAAAACGAAAGAAAGGATCGATAAACGCTTACTACCCTGCGCCCCTGCCTATATTATAGCGCATCGTTTTCTAAACGCGAATTGCGCCGCAGCGCCCGAAGAAACTGCAGCAAGCTGTAAAGCTCCGCCTCCGTCAGGTGCGCCAGCTCCCCGATCACCTCTGCCAAAATGTCCATCTTGTTTCCTCCTTTTCCGTCGTAAGGGTTGCCCCTCCCCCCGCATTCTAGCATTTTTGTGCATTTTACACTCTGTTATTTGTGCAATGTGCCGCTTGATATCCCCTGCCGCTTTATGGTATACTTATCATGAAATGGAGTGTTGCCTATGTCTTACCCTCTTGCCCCGCGCTCTTATTGCGGCGGCGCTGACCCTGCCGGGGTCGGCACATCCGAACTTACAGAAATGTTCCTGCGCCTGAAACAGGATTACCCCTATCAGCCCTCCCCGGATGTGCGGAACCCTTATACCGGCGATCCGATCGACTCAGAAGCACGGTACGACGAATTCCTGCGTGAGCTTGCCTATCGGATGGTCTGCAGCCGCACACTTGCCCGTAACATCAGCCCAAATATGATCCGCGGTATGTACGAGGACGAGCTGCGCCGCGCTGCCGCTGCCCGGAAGGAGCTGATCGACCTTCGCGCCGAAAAGCAGGCGGACGAAAAGCAGCACGCATCAGATACGTCAGCTTTGCAGCAGCAGGTCGACGATGCAAAATTCCATGCCGAGGAGGAGCGCATCCGCGCCCGAAAGGCCGAGGCAAAGTTTGCATCGCTGCAGCGCGAAACGGACGAGCTCCGCGGCAAACTCCGCGCTGCCCCCTCGAAGCGCACCCGCATTGTGCACAGCATCGTCACGACCCTCTCCCTGATCCTGTCCGTCGTGCTCATCATTGTTCTCGCCACCGCCGAGCCGGATAGCTCCGTCTATCAGCGCGGCTTCGACTCCGGCCATGCCTCGGGCTATGTCGAGGGGAAAAACGATGAGGCTACCCCTGCATATAATCGCGGCTATGCCGCCGGGAAAGAGAGCGGATATATCAACGGCCGGAACAAGGGCTATTGGGAAGGCAAGCAGTACATGCAGCAATACATCGACGAGCTGCAGGAAGAACTGCGTGACTACCGCCTTGCCGAGCGTGGTACCGAATCTGGCCGGATCATTGGCAAAGAATACCTTGCCCGCCATTCTGAACCGTCCAGCTCTCAGCCTACCTCCCCGACCTCCGCGTCCTACATTGCCAATATGTCTACCGGCAAATTCCACCGATCTACCTGCAGTTATCTGCCTGACACGGGGAATCGCGCCTATTTCTACTCCGCCGAAGCGGCCCGTGCTGCTGGTTACTCGCCATGCGGGCATTGCAATCCCTGACGCACACACATCTCCAGCACGTCCAGCACCTCTCGCCGCCCCTCCGGCGGCAGCCGCAGAAACTCCCGCACGATCTTCTCCTCCGAGGCTGGCCGTCCCCCACAGGCGGCCAGCCTCAACTCATCTCTGGCTCGCTCCACGCGCTTCCTCCCGTCCGGCCGCATCCGCCGGTACTCCCGCACAAACCGGTACTTGATCCATCGCTCCATCCGTCGCGCCCCCTTTGCACCCGCATCGTACCACGCCCCGCCGCGGGAAACCATGGCCGAAACCGGGAACTGCACCCGCTTTTTGCAAAAATCCACACCCAAAACTGCAATCGTCAGGAGGCGACACCATATGCCACAGATCTGTGACCGGCTCAATGCCGTAAAGCAAAAGTCCGGCCTCACCCTCACCGCGTGGGCGGATCGCTCCGGCGTCCCCGTCAGCACGATCTCCCGCATTCTCTCCGGCTGCACCGAAAACCCCGGCCTGCAGACAGTCGTCGACCTCGTCGCCGCTGCCGAGGTCCCGCTGTCCGACGTCCTCCCCGACCTGCTCCCGCCGCCCAAAGCCGCCCCCGCTGCGCAGCCCAGCGATGCCCTCCTCGCCGAAAAGGACGCCCGCATCGCCGCACTCGAGCGCCTCGCCCGTTACCGCTCCCACATCTGCTACGCCCTCGGCCTTATCTGCCTTGCTCTGGTCGCCGTCCTTGCCTTTTTACTGGCCTACGACCTGTGCAACCCCCGCGTCGGCTGGTTCCGCAGCTGATGCCCCCAAGGAGCGCACGAACATGCCGATCACAAAATTGCAAAAAAAGCGCGACGGCCTGCAGGGCTATCGCGTCCGCGTCAATTATACCGATCCCGACACCGGAGCCTACCGCCGGATCGAGCGCATCGTCTACGGCAAGGCCGAGGCCGCCGAGATGGAGCGCCAGCTCAGCGCCGAGGCCAAATCCCCCGCCCCTACCGCCGACGACCGCCTCACCGTCGCCGAGTTTGCCCAGCAGTATCTGAAATACAAGTCCACTGAGGTCCGTCCAAATACGCTCGCGCTCATGGAGCGCCACCTCCGTAACCACGTGCTCGATTTTTTCGGTCCGCTGCGCCTCCGGGATGTTTCCCCCCGCCATGTCGCCGATTGGGTCGCATCCCTGCACGATTCCGGCTGCGCTCCGTCCAGCGTCTCAAGCTATTACGTCGCCGCAAAGTCGATGTTTGCAAGGGCGGTCGAGCTTCGTATCCTGCGTGAGTCTCCGTTCGGCCGCCTGCGCCTCCCGCGGGATACTTCTTCCGCCGCGCCAAGGCAGGACTTCCAGTTCTATACTCCGGAGCAGTTCCGCCGCTTTTACGCGGCCGCAGAAGCCTCCGCCTCCTCTCTGCAGGACTGGCACTATGTTATGTTTTTTGTCGTCGCTTTTTTTACCGGCATGCGCCGGGGAGAGATCCTCGCTCTCCGCTGGACGGACATCGACTTCCCTGCCCGCCTGATCCGCGTCCGCCGCAGCTACTCCGCCGCCGGTCGCGCTGAGCAGCGCGTCGAAACCGCGCCGAAGACCCCGTCTTCCGTCCGCGATCTCGGCATCCCCGCCCCGCTTGTTGATGCTCTGCAGGCCCATCTTTCCCGCCAGAGCAGCATGCCCGGCTTCTCGCCCGGCCTCCTCGTCTGCGGCGGCCCATCTTACCTGATCGCAGCAACACTGCGCGCCCACTGCATCGCTTATGCGGATTCCGCGGGTCTCCCTCATATCCGCGTCCACGACTTCCGGCACTCCCACGCGACACTCCTCGCCAATAACGGGATCAATATACAAGAGATCGCCCGCCGCCTGGGCCACGCTAATACTCAGGTCACATGGGCTACCTACGCCCACCTTTACCCGCGCGAGATCGAGCGCGCGATCACCGTTTTGGACGCAGTTGCTCTCCCTCCGCAAGGAAAGCCATAATTTCGGTGCTTTTTCGGTGCGCGCACCATTTTCTTCCCATATGCGTACCCGAAAAGCCTTGTATTTCCAATGATTTCAAAAATATCTATGCGAGTCAATTCGTTTTAATGTATTACATTCACCCCTCCTTTTTCTCTCCCTCCTTCTCTCACTGCCTCTC